AAGATTGATCATGGTGTCAAACCAAGACCAGTAGCAGATGATTTGGTTTACAACTCTGGCAATACCTTTGCGATTCCTCTTCTCCTTTACAAAGTTGAGTTTCCTTCTGCAATTCACCAAGATCATGTTCACATTTTCCACAAACAAAGTCATGATGGACTCTGGCATTTCTGGGAACAGAATGGAGCACGATTATCTGCTTCAGATATTATGAATTATGATCCATATCTTGGTCGCGTGACAGAAGGATCAAAACCAGTTGACAAAACTTAATGTTTACTATATAATTATGTTGTAATTCTTTACAAGAGTAAATGACTGTTACTACTGAAGACGGTGGACGCCAAAACATGTTTGCCAGTGAACCACAAATGTATATCTCTAAGACCGACGCAGAGCGTTACGGTTATGAGACATATGCAGAACGTGCAGAAAAAATGAATGGTCGCTTCGCAATGATGGGAATTATTGCTGGGTTTCTTTCATATGCAATCACAGGCAAATTCTTTTTTGGACTTGTATGACTAGTTACTTGACAATTGGACATTTTATCTTTACAATAACGAGCATTGCCTTCCTTGTATTGTTGGCATACTCTGTAGAAAATTTATCTGAAACTTACTAATGGAATTTAATGTTACTTTTCGTGCTCCTGACGGCACAGAAACAAATGTAACCTGTCAAGATGATCAGTATCTTCTTGATGCTGCTGAAGAGGGTGGTCTGGATCTAAATTATTCTTGTCGTGCAGGTGCTTGTTCATCTTGTGCAAGCAAGATCGTATCCGGCACAGTTGATCAAAGCGATCAATCTTTCTTGGATGATGATCAGATTGAAGAGGGGTTTGTTCTTACATGTGTAGCATATCCAACTTCTGATATTGTAATTGAAACCGAACAAGAGGAAAATCTTTACTGATGCACGGAAATCTTGAACCTGAAGATCGAGTATTGAGCACTTCATCTGTTTATGAAATGATCTCTTCTCTTATCCAAAAATATGAGTGGGAAGATGGTGATGATATCGTGGTTGAATCAGCAGGTGTTTCAATCTCTGGCATTGATGTTGGTGAGAACTACAATAAAAAGTGGCAATCACCAATTGGAACTCGTAAGTATAATAAGGATGCTTTCATTGTTATTAAAAACCTTTCGAAAAATCCATTTGAACCTTCTAAACCTATGGGTGACGAATTCAATCCTAAGCATACCTACGAACCAGTTAGCAAACGCAATGCCGAATCCCAATCAACTTTATGAAGATATGAAAAGACTTAATTCATTATATGAGGAACTCTGTTGGGACCATGATGATGAATTAGTCTTTACTCACGAAAACAACAAAGTCATTATTTACAATAAAACACAGGAGAAAAACAATGAACGAAAACGCAGAACGTATTAATGGTTGGGCAGCAATGCTCGGAATCGTAGCAGCAATGGGTGCATATGCCCTTACTGGCGACCTGATCCCTGGAATTTGGTAGATTTATTACGCAACTACTTATTTTTATAAATAATTAAAAGTAGTTGCGTAATACTATGTCTGGTAAAGGAAATCCAAAAGGAAATATTCCTTGGAATGCTGGAAGAAAAGGAACATACAAAAATGCTGAATATCATATTAAACCTAATGGTGAAGTATGGTCAATCAGGAAAAAGAGATGTTCTTTACTTGAAGGATGGATAACACAAAAAGGTTATCGTTCTTACAGCATAAATGGAAAGACAATTGAAGGACATAGATTAGTTGCTAAAAAGTATCTGCCAAATCCTGACAATAAAGAACAAGTAGATCACATCAATAGGGTTAGACACGATAATAGAGTGGAAAATCTTAGATGGGCTACAAGACAACAAAATTGTGAGAATAGAATATTTGGTGGAACTGAGCAACAAGCAATAGAATATTTACAAAGTTTAGGTTACACAATTACAAAGGAGAAACAAAATGAAAAATAAAATAATTCCCGGCATCTGGTGATGACAACCGAAACAATCCTACAGATTTTTTCGGTTATCGTAGTGGTGGGAGTTGTCTTTTGGTTATTGGATGACCCCCACGATGATGACGATACGCCAGACAAAGGCATGATGATTCCAGCATATCAGAGGGGCAATTAGTCTCTCTTTTTTTATAAATACTCAGGTATCAAATATTTCTAAAACCAGTGCTTGGAGATAAACCCAAAGCAAAGGTAGACGAGAAAGAAGACCACAGTGAAGATAAGAGTGAAGTTCTTGCTAATTTAGTGAAAGTAGTTGTACTCATATGGTCAGCATCTCTTCTCACTTTCAGTTACGTCAGACTTCCAAACGGTCAAAAGATTCTTGACTTTGACCCTACCTTTATTGCATCAGTCTTCTCTGGATCACTTGCTGCATTTGGATTATCTCCTGCCAAAAATGGCGGTTCTGTTTCTTTCAAACCAGTAGCAAAAAAAGAACCAGAAGTTGTTTCCGCAGTTGAACCTAAAAACCATGCAAAAACTGATTAACATCGTTGCCCTACTATCAGGACTGGTATCACTATCAGTCGTTGGTGGTGGGGTTTATCTGTATAAGAATGCAGATGTCCTCATCGAGGATGCTAGAGAAAAGGCTACTCAAGCAGCAGTAGAAGCAGTATCTGCCGCACTACCTAAGTTAGTTGAAGCTGCTATTCCAGATGTTCCAGAATTACCTAAAACAACTGGTCCTGCCATCCCATTCTGATCGTGTTTAAATCCAAGAAACCGACCGAGCAAGTTACCGAGCAAGTTACCGAGCAAGTACCGAGCAAGTCAAAATTTCCAATCAAAGGAATTGCAATCGGTATAGGTGTCTTGGTAGGAATTTCTCATATTGGATTGTTGGGATATGTTTTAAGACCACAAGAATCAATTCAACAACCCCCTGCATTTAATCTGCCTCAGGGTCCATATTCTTCTTACAAAATAAAAGTTGGTAAGGAAGGATATGAGATTGAGTATAAAGCAGATGACCCTAAAGTATTAACATCTGAAAGGTCTTCTGGTTTAGATAAAACTAAAAAAGGATTTCTTGGTGGAGGTTCTGAAAAGAGAACTGAATATCGTCGTGATGAATTTACCAGAGAAGGTGCCCGTAATACCGGTGCAGGAGGTGCTGTTGAAGACAGCAAGGGAAAGTCTGCAAAAGAGATAGAGTGTATCGTGGCGGACGCTGGCGCACGATCACAAGGTGCGACGGTGGGTAGTGCTCTTGCTACTGGTCTTGCCGTTCCTGCTCTTTCTAGTATCCCTTATGTTGGATTCTTAGCAGGTGGTTGGGCATTACTATTGGGAAATAAAGCAGGATCAGAACTCGGTTCGCAAGTTGGATCTGTATTTAACGATTGTTGACTTTCTTTTAATAAGGTAATACTTAATTAAAAGTTGGTCAGAGATGTTAAATAATATAAACCTTGGAGGTTATTATGTCTCAATCTGCTTATCGTAAGAAAATGAAGAAAGATGCTTCCGATCAATTCTTTCTTTATGTTGCTTTTCATTCTGCTTTGACTGCTGTTATGAGTTTCTTTAAAGAATAATGGAAATAAAACCAATTGGTATTGCTGATATTAATATCAATGTTCGTAGATTGAATATTCCAGATGCGAATGTTTTTGATGTAGGCACACCTTCAACTGCGATACCAGTTGCACCTCCTGTTGTATTAAATCTTGGCACTCCGGTTGTTGATCTTCCGGGGTGTGTGGAATCTAATAAAGAAAGAAACCCAAAAAACACATCCTTACTCGAAGATGACCAAAGAGGAACTCTTACGCTGTGCGATTCTGGCGTCCCTAGTTTTAATCCTATTCAGTTTGAACCACTTCAGGTAATTCCTACGGTTCCTTCTGGGGTTAAGACAGAGCAACCTAAAAAACCTGAACCCCCAGTTACACCTCCGACTCCTTCAATACCTAGAGTTCCATCACCTGAACCAGAGGTTGCTTGTCCCACACCAGCACAACTGATACAAGAACCTGTGGGAACTTTTATTGATGGATTTAGAAAGGAAGTTACGGGATATCAACTCATAGGAAATCAGTGTGTTCAAATTACAGAATCCGTTCCTATTCCAAAACAAATTGTTGCGGGACTTCCAAGTGCTGGTGCAGTAGTGACTACTGGGGGCATTGCTGCTGTAGCAACAACATCAGCACTTGCAGCAAAACCGCTGGCTGACTTACTTTTGAAAGCAGTCAAACCAGCGGTGAAGAAAGTATTGAAAAAGGTTGCAGCAATCCGAGGAAAGAAACCTCCTATTTTATCTTCAGGGGAGCGCCGAGTAGAGCAGCGTCAGATGAATCACGCTGTGAAGGAATTGCGCTCGGTTTTCCCGAGACGGAAGAAGAAGAAGGAATAGAATGAACGTGTGGTGCAATAAGGTTTTTGTTTACAACAAGTACGTCCGCACATACAGAATAATATGGTGATTTGGGACTAAACATAATCCCTTTTTGCATTAGTTCACCACAGTTCTTCAGTCTAGCAATCTCAAAGTCTAATCTTTTATTAGCATTAGTCTGTTGTAGTAATGCAATGTTAGCAGCAGCTGCTTCTTTACATTGGTCTTGTAGTTTTTTATCTAGTGGTTGAGACCAAGTAACAGAGAAACCAGCACTGATACTATAGTTATCTTTTTGTCCAGTTCTTGATTTTTTTGTGAAAAGAACTTTACCTGGATTGTCTATGATACCATCTCCAGTTGGATTTCCATCCGAATCAAAAGCACCAAAGTTATCACTTACATCAAATACAGGATCATCAAAGAATGGTTCAAATGGTTTTGATGCTGATGCACTACCAGTTACAAAGGGGGTAAAGTTGCGAGTTGGTCCTTGACATTGTATTCCTGCTCCGTATGTATTTGTGATGTACGGACCCTGGAGGACCTGGATTGCCTGGTTTGTGACGCTACCAGAACTATTAGCAACAGGAGAAGCAGTAGCGGAGACGCCACCAACAGTTTCTGCCAAAGATTGTGCCGGGAATAATCCACTTAAGATTACTGGGAGAAGATAGATGTGCTGTCTGTTACGCTTGTTACTTCTGTTGTTCTGTTTATGATTGTTTGATTTTGTAAACCAGGACCTGAATATGTTTCTGTGAACTGAAACGCTCCTCCAGGTGTTGCTTGTCTGAATGTTGGTCTCTCTGTAATTCCCGTCCATTGCGAAGTCACTCCATCTATAGTTACGTTATTAGTGCCAGTACCTGGCGACAAGTCTCCGTCAGCTGTAATTCCACTACCTGTTACTGAATATTGATATCCAGTATTAAAGTCTACTGAGTTGATGGTTTCTGTAATCTTTTGAGTTGTCTCTGTACGACTGGTCAGAGATCCTTGGGTAAAGTTAGGAACAACAGGGACCGATTGAGCAGTCCCATGAAATGCTCCTAAAATTAAACCAAGAAAGATTGATTTTTTCAAACGATCCATGATGTATCTCAACGAACAGTGATTTCTACAACGAACTGTCCTGTTGCATTGGTTCCTGCACCACCAGCAGTGACGCTTAGATTTCCTGCAGTATCAATAGTACCGGCAAGATTTCCTGCAGTACCACCAAGGAAACTAGTAGAGTTACCTTGAAGAACTGGTTGGTCAATTTGACCACTAGTGAGAGCAGTTTGTTGTGCAGTTACGTTATCACCTTCAATAAATGTTTCGGTGAAAGAAAAGGCATCTCCGTCAGTAGCCAAAGTATATGTAGTTGGAGTATATGATACTGCTGTTCCAGAGGTTAGTGAACCAAGACCACCATTAGCACTAGGACTAATGTTGTTACCACTTACACTATATGCAGATGCAATTCTGTTGGTTGTAACAGAGGGAGAATCTACTGTAAGCTGAACACTTGAAGATAATCTTGTAGTAATATCGGCATATGCAGGTGCCGCCATCAAGAGCATACTAAAAGCAATGAATGCTTTTTTCATTTTGATGCTGTTTGTGAGAAGAACTCTGATGTATTTATAAGTATGCAATTAAAAACCCGAGCACTCTTATTGACAGTGCTTTTGAAAAGTATTATAATTAGTATGCGTTAACATGATTACGAATGGACCAAGCACAACACTTGAAAACTCTTTTGGAAAGAAGAAGCAAACTAAATGTCGAAATTAGTAACCTTAATCAAGACCTTGCCGTAAAGAGAGAACTCTTTCTAAAAATGCAAGGAGCAATTGAATACCTTAACGAGATTGGAGTGAAATTGGAAGAAACCCAATCACCTGAAGAAACTCCACAATCAGTAGAAACCGAAGTAGTAGGTGAATAATTAACCATGTCTATTTCTACTTATCAAGTTGCAGAGTATCAAGCAGAAGATACATCTGTTCAAGTAACATATACGAATGATGCTGGACTTGTTCATATCAGAACTGTCAATATTCCACATCTAGAAGACGGATCTGTCGATACCGATGGTTTCAATGAGATTCTTGAGGGACAACTTCGCGGTGTTAATAACAAAGTTTCCCTGGGAGTGATTCAATTCGTTGATCCAGTGGGTGTAGCAAGCACCAATCCAGTGGGTGTAGCAAGCACCTAAAAGACCAGTATGTATAGTGGCACACTCCTTTGACTTTATTTGGAATGTGCCCTATAATACATGAGTCTTCGGGACACCAATCAAAACTTTCTCTTCTAGAGGGGTTGACAGATACGGAAAACCGAAGTATTATAAATACATCAACTGATTAAGAAATGTAAACTTTTTTAATCTTTTGCAAACACGCCTTACCGAGACTAAACAGCGTGTGAAAATAAGAGTCTCTCATACCCTACCCGACAGGGCGGTAGGGCATATTTTTCTCGCACATCCCTGTGGTGCTCTACTTACAAAGCATCTAAAATGACTACAACAATTTCAAAAGGGTATCAATCCTCCCAATGGCAAAACTTTTGTGAATGGGTAACGTCTACAAACAACCGTCTTTATGTTGGTTGGTTCGGAACACTGATGATTCCAACTCTGTTGGCAGCAACCATGTGTTTCCTCGTAGCATTCGTCGCTGCTCCCCCAGTGGACATCGACGGCATCCGTGAACCAGTTGCTGGTTCACTCATGTATGGTAACAACATCATCTCTGGTGCAGTTGTTCCTTCTTCTAACGCAATTGGACTCCACTTCTATCCCATCTGGGAAGCAGCATCACTCGACGAGTGGCTGTACAATGGTGGTCCTTACCAACTCGTTGTCTTTCACTTCCTCATTGGCGTCTTCTGCTACATGGGTCGTGAATGGGAACTTTCCTACCGCCTGGGCATGAGACCTTGGATCTGTGTTGCATATTCTGCACCTGTTGCAGCAGCATCCGCAGTCTTCCTCGTCTATCCTTTCGGTCAGGGTTCTTTCTCTGACGGTATGCCCCTGGGTATCTCTGGTACATTCAACTTCATGCTTGTGTCAAATTGAGGCACACCTGGGAAGCAATTCCCTTGATTAAACGGGATGAATTGCTGGAACCCTAAGTCAATGAACATTTACGAACAATTTCTTCAATACATTAGAACAAAAACTTATGACGATGAAACAAAATTAGAGTTTCATCACGAACCTCCTCATTTCACTGGACAGTCTGACGACAATTCTCCTGAAAATGTCTATGCGTCCTTTGAAGATCATTCACTACTTCACTACTATCGTTTTCTATCTTATAGAAAACCTCAAGACTACATTGCTTGGATGTATAGAGTTGATGCAACAATTGCATCAAGTGAAGCAGGTAAAATAGGCGGTTCAAAATCTCTCCAAAACAAATCTGGTTGGTTTGCACAAGACCCATCAGCAAATGGAAGGATTGGTGGTATTAAAACTGGAAAATACCATAATGAACATAAGCAATCTAATGAATATAAAGAATTAGTTCGTCAAAATTATGAGTGGTCTTTTAATGACCAACCCACATTGTGTACATTTAATTGTACTAATGGAAGACAAATACTTGAAGAACTTATAAAGTTTCCAGAGTATGATATAAAATATTCAAAATCTTCTGTTGGTGCAGTAAATAGATCCTTAAAGAAAGGATGTTCTATGTGGGGAATGAAACCAAAACTCATTGATATGGGAATCAGCAGCCAAGCCTTAGATACATCTAAGGAAGGTTCAGAGACTACCTGAGGGATATAGTTCCCTTAATAACAGGTTTAAGCGTCCCGCCCCTTTATGGGTGATGATATAGTCCACTCCCTTACGAAAGTTTGGGGTAAAGTGTTCAAGCAGAACATAACATCCTGATGCACCCCTTCCACATGCTTGGAGTTGCTGGTGTCTTCGGTGGTTCACTGTTCTCTGCAATGCATGGTTCACTTGTCACATCTTCACTCGTAAGAGAGACAACTGAAAATGAGTCCCAGAACTATGGTTACAAGTTCGGTCAAGAAGAAGAGACCTACAACATCGTTGCCGCTCATGGTTACTTTGGTCGTCTCATCTTCCAATACGCATCATTCAACAACTCCCGTTCACTGCACTTCTTCCTTGCAGCATGGCCTGTAGTTGGTATCTGGTTCACTGCTCTTGGTGTTAGCACTATGGCATTCAACTTGAATGGGCTGAACTTCAATCAGTCTATTCTTGATGGTCAAGGTCGTGTACTCAATACTTGGGCAGACGTTCTGAATAGAGCAAACCTGGGTATCGAGGTAATGCACGAGCGTCAAGTTGTGCTTTGCGCTCTTTAAATCGGATGAATTGCTGGAAACCCCAAGTGGGCAATCAGCAGCCAAGTCCTGGATACATCCAGGAAAGGTTCAGAGACTACCTGAGGAATACAGTTTCCTTAATAACAGGTTCAAGCGTCCGACACCAGAAATGGTGATGATATAGTCCAATCCTGATAGCAATATCAGATAGTTAGGGAAAGTTTAAGAATGCACACAACTTCCCTCTTGACCTGGCATCAGCAGAATCTACTCCTGTAGCACTTACTGCTCCAACCATCGGTTGAGTTTCTTAAAATAGAATACTTCATAAAAGAGACCCTCGGGTCTCTTTTTTATGCTATAATGTATAAATAGTTCCATACCAAACTTCCATACCATAATGAAAACTTGTAGTAGATGCGGGCAAACAAAAGAACTTGATGGGTTCTCTAAAAGAAGTAGTAGACCTTCTGGCGTTCAGTCAAAGTGTAAGGACTGTGAGAGGGAAGTTCGTAGGCAGTATTATAAAACTCACGAATATGCACGACGTAGATTTAAACTTACAGAAGACCAATATAATAACTTGATGTCTAATACAAACTGCCAAATATGTGATGCAGAACTCACCAAGAAATGTATTGACCACTGCCACTCCACAAACAAGATACGGGGTGTGCTCT